CAAGCGATAGCCTTGTGCCCGTGCCCGATTTCGTGCTTTATCAAGACCAAGCCAATGAGTTGGACATCTTGAGTGACCGCATTGATGGTTTGGTTAAGTCTTTGCGCGTTCGTGGTGTCTACGACTCAAGCGTGCCCGCATTGCAACGATTGTTGACCGAGGGTGACAATAACACCTTGATTCCCGTTGACAAGTGGATGGCGTTTAGTGAAAAAGGCGGTTTAAAAGGCGCAATTGACCTTTTGCCTTTGGACACTTTGGCAAATGCTTTGCTTCAATGCTACCGAGCAAGACAAGAGATCAAACAACAAATCTATGAAATCACGGGTTTGTCGGACATCTTGAGGGGTGCATCACAAGCAAGTGAAACCGCTACCGCCCAACAAATCAAGGGACAATTCGCAAGCCTTAGATTGCGTTCTATGCAAGAGGAAGTGGCTTTGTTTGCCTCCGAGTTGATTAGACTCAAAGCGCAAATCATTTGCACCAAGTTCCAACCGCAAACCATAATCCAATACGCTGCGGCAAGCCAAATGCAACCCGTGGATCAACAAATGATCCCACAAGCGTTGCAATTGCTTAAAGACAAGCCTTTGCGCAACTTCAGGATTGAGGTGGCAGCGGATAGTTTGGTTCAACTGGACGAAACGGCAATGAAGCGCGAACGTACCGAGTTTATTGGTGCTTTTGCGGGATTCTTACAACAAGCCATGCCGATTGCACAATCTACACCCGAAATGACGCCCGTTTTGATGGAAATTATGAAGTTTGGCATTAGTGCATTTAAATCATCACAAGAGCTTGAAGGCGTTATTGACCAAGCCCTTGACCAAATTAAACAAAAGATGGCTCAACCACAACCGCCCAAGCCCAACCCTGAGATGATGAAGTTGCAAGCGCAACAACAATCCGAGCAAATGCGTGTTCAAGCCGATATGCAAATTGCCCAAGCTAAAGCACAATTTGAGGCGCAAAAACAACAATTTGATGCCCAACTTGAGAGTGCAAAACTTGAGCGTGAGCAACAAATGGAGCGTTTCAAAGCCGAGTTGGATGCAAACACCAAGATTCGTGTGGCTCAAATTAGCCATTCCGCTTCTATGCTTCCCGAAGATATGGATGCGCAACAACAAATGCACGCAACATTGAATCAAGACTTGCGAAGTATGATTGAGGCAATGATGAACACGGTGAACAACTCACATCAACAAGTCATGCAAAGCCACAATCACAGTATTGGGACGATGCAAGAAATGCTCAAACATCAAAATGACAATTCGCAAGTGATGAAGAATGTGGCTGATTTGATTTCAGCGCCAAAACGAATTGTGCGTGGCCCTGACGGTAAAGCTATTGGCATGGAGGTTATTAAATGATTGAAACTACTAAAGGTCAAATGGACGAATCCTTGCTTGAAAAGCGGGAAGGCCAATTAGACACCGATACCGAGACAACCGAATGGGTTGAATATTGGTTAGATGGTGAATTAGTGCATCGTTCGGTTCATGTAAAACTCAAACACGCAGCCGTTGCTGATGGCGCTGCTTCATCTTTTTAAGGAAACAAAATGGCAAATTCAACGGCAATGTGTACAAGTTTCAAGGGCGAATTGCTTACGGGAACTCACAACTTCACGCCTAGCACGGGCAACACCTTTAAAGCGGCTTTGTACTTTGCAACGGGTAGTTTGGGTGCGGCAACCACGGCTTACTCAGCAACCAATGAAGTGACGAATACGTCAGGGACGGGTTACACAGCGGGCGGGGTTACGGTTACCAATGCAAATGCACCCGCAACGAGTGGAACAACGGCATATTGGACACCCTCGGCTAGCTTTACATGGACTGCTTTGACGGTTACAACGGCTTTTGATGCCGTTTTAATCTATAACTCAACATCGAGTAACAAAGCGGTTAGCGTTCACAACTTTGGATCGCAAACGGTAACAGCGGGCACTTTCACGTTGACCATGCCCACTAATGATGCGACCACAGGTCTTTTGCGCATTGCATAATGGCACAAGGGCCTTGGGGCACGGGTACTTGGGACGATGCCAGATGGGATAGCCTCCCATTAACGGGCAATCTAGCTACGGGGGGCGTTGGCAGCCCGAGTATTGCAGTTTCAGCGGCATTAACGGGTGTTCAAGCTACGGGCGCAGCGGGGACTTTAGTAGATGCAATCGTTAACCCAATAACGGGCGTAAGCGCAACTGGCTCTGTTGGCTCGGTTGCCAACAACATAAGCATTGGGTTAACGGGCGTTCAAGCCTCGGGTTTAGCGGGTAATGAGAGCGAATCCATAACCGTTGGCTTGAATGGCGTCTCGGTAACGGGATCGGTTGGCTCACCCGTTTCTAGCGGTGCATTAGCCTTAAATGGCGTATCGGCAACGGGCGCGGTTGGTGATGTTGTTGCCGTAGTTACAAAAGTTGTCGAATTAACGGGTGTTCAAGCGGTTGGATCGGTAGGCAATGTTACGCCTCCAATTCCCGTTATTTACCTTGATGACACGCATGATCCTGGCCCCGATAAGCTCAAAAAGCAACTAAAACGTGAGCAAGAGAAGAACAAAAAGCGTAGAGACGAGATCATTGCGGCATACGAGCGCATTGTTGAGGGCAAAATCCCCGAAGAAATAATTGCGCCTTACGTTGAAACATTTGCTACAATCGCAACCAAGCAAAATGTCACATTGACAGACATCCAAAAAATGGTGTCAAATTTGGACAAAATGCAGTTAATTTGGGACGACCACATCGAATCAGATGACGAGGAAATTTTGCTACTATGAGAACAACTTACGTTATGCGTAATGGCGAATTGGTTGAAAAACACAAAGCCAATGATGAAGTTGACGCCCCTATGATTATGGGCGACATTGCTCCTTACAAATCAATGATTGATGGCTCTATGATACAGAGCCGAAGCCGACACCGTGAACATCTAAAAGCAAATGGATGTATCGAGGTGGGCAATGAATCAATGGAAACAAAACTCACCGCCCCCTCAAGCGAGAAAAGGCGTGAGGTATTGGCTCAACAGTTGGGCAACATGACCCACAACGAAGCCAATAAGATAATGAATTCATTGCGTGAGCAAGCCAATCAAATGAAATATCACAGGAGATAAACTTTGGATACTACAGAACCCATTGTCCCAACGGAAGCGCCCGATAATAGGCGTGAGTTACTTTCACAACAATTTGATGAGGTAGCGCAAGCTGAACCCGCAAAGTTTCAACGTGACGATGGGGGGAAATTTGCTTCTACTAATGATAAACCCTTAGAAGAACCCGCAGAAGAACCCGTTTGGAAGCGTGCGCCCGCAAGTTGGAAGAAAGACTATCACGAAGTTTGGCAAACGGCCGACCCAAGGATGCAAGAGTATGCTTGGCAACGTGAGGAACAAATGCGCAAGGGCGTTGAGCCTTTAATCTCTAAGGCGCAATTTGCGGATCAAATTAACGAGGTTGTTAACCCTTATTTGCAAACAATTCAAGGGATGGGTTTAGATACTCCCAAGGCCGTTAAAGCCTTGTTAGAGGCCGACCATATGTTGCGAACTACTAATGGGCAAGAAAAATTGCAATTATTTAGTAGATTAGCGCAACAATATGGAGTAAACTTAAATGAAGTCAATTTCCCACAAGGGGTTGACCCAACGATTTATGCACTTCAAAACGAGCTAAATAATGTTCGTGGCGAGGTGATAGGCTGGAAACAGCAACAAGAGCAAGCTCAAAATCAGCAGCTTTTAGGCGAAATTGAAAAATTTAGCTCTAAAGCCGAACATTTTGAGGAAGCGCGTCCGACCATGATTCAACTCCTACAGAGTGGCGTGGCGCAGACGTTAGAGGACGCATATGAAAAAGCTGTGCGCCTCGACCCTGAGTTATTTGACAGCGTACAAGTCAGCAAACAGGCCGAATTGGATAACGCAAAACGAGTAGCGGCAGACCGAGCAGCGAAATCTGCAAGGGCTAATGCGGTTTCGGTAAAGAGTTCCACACCAGGAATGGCTACCAAAAACAATGCTCAAGACAGGCGCAGTTTATTGGCAGAGCAATTTGACCAAATAGCTGCACGACTTTAATTGATATAGGAGAATTATTATGGCATTTGCCAATTCCAGTATCAGCGACATCATTGCGACCAACATTCAAAGCCGTACTGGTGAGTTAGCTGATAACGTCACAAACAACAACGCCCTTTTGCGTAGACTCAAAGACCGTGGAAATGTGAAGACATTTTCAGGCGGTAATGTGATCTTGCAAGAGATTATGTACAACGACAGCACAACTAATAACACGAATTCTTATTCTGGTTACGAAGTGCTGAACGTGTCACAAAACAGCCCAATCAGTTCTGCTCAATTTAGCATTACTCAATACGCTGCTGCTGTGTCTATCTCTGGTTTAGAAATGATCCAGAACTCAGGCAAAGAAGCGATTATTGATTTGCTCGATGGTCGCATGATGGTTGCAGAGGCACAATTGGCTAACCGTATTGGCGCTGACATCTACACAGATGGAACAGGCAATAGCGGTAAAAATATTACTGGTTTGGGCGCAGCAGTTCCTGATGCACCTTCAACTGGTACATATGGCGGTATCAATCGTGCTAATTACAGCTTCTGGCGTTCACAAAAGTATTCTGGCGTGACCGATGGTGGATCAGCAGTTACAGCTTCAAACATCCAATCTTACATGGATTCTTTGGCTGTGCAGTTGATTCGTGGAACAGACAAGCCCGATTTGATTGTTGCTGACAGCAATTACTACCGTTTGTATCTGCAATCTATGCAATCAATCCAACGTGTTACTGATGGTGGAAACTCCACTCAGGGC